TAATGCAACATTTTTATGATGGGCAAATAAGAAGATACATTACTCAAATGGTTAGACTAATGAGTAACTTCTCTTACAAAGACGGTAAGGGCGAGTTAACACAAGTACCTGTGATGTACGGAGATATTACTCGTCAAGTTGGACATATTCTTAGAGACAATAGTGAGAATAAAATTCCAAGTGCGCCACGTATTGGTGTTTATATTACAGGATTAGAATTAGATAGAGATAGACTTGCAGATGCTTCATTTATTAGTAAGGTACACTTGCGTGAAAGAGATTATGATAGTGTAAACAACGAATACTTAAACACACAAGGTAAAAATGTAACAGTAGAGCGTTTAATGCCTACACCTTACAAGTTAACTGTTAACGCTGACGTATGGTCAACTAACACAGAACAAAAATTACAAATTATGGAACAGATATTAATGCTGTTCAACCCGAGTTTAGAAATACAAACTACTGACAACTATATTGACTGGACAAGTTTAAGTGTAGTCGAATTAGATGCTGTAAACTTTAGTAGTAGATCAATGCCTACAGGTACTGAAAGCGAGATTGATGTTGGGTCATTAACGTTTAGTGCACCTATATACATTTCGCCTCCGGTTAAAGTTAAAAAACTTGGTGTTATAACGAATATTATAATGAGTATCTTTAACGAAGATAAAGGTACTATTGACCTTGGTGCTTCAATGCCTGAACTTAAACGTTACAATGATGAATTTGCTGAAGGTGTATTTCAAGAAGATAAAGACGGAACTACTACACGTAAGGATAGTGCAGGAATTGCCGTTACAGCATACAACGATTATGATGTACTTATATTAGGTAGTACAGCACAACTTATACACAGAGGCATTGTTGGCAATACTAACTGGAATGGATTCTTTGAAGCGTTACCAGGTACATTTAGATCAGGACTAAGCCAAATACAATTAACAAGGGCAGACGTTAATCAAAGTGTTAATGGAACTGTAGCAGTTAATCCAACTGACGAATCAACGTTAACTATTAATTGGGACGAAGATACTATTCCAAGTGATATGGTTATTACTGGATCAACTGGTGATAGAAATAAAATAGATTATATTATTGATCCTCTTAACTTTAATCCAACTACTATTAAATCAGTTAATGGGGTTAGGGTATTATTATTAGGTCCTATTGGTAGTGCAACAAACACTGATGGTGCTGATGCTTGGAAAAACAATAATGGCACAGACTTTGTAGCAGGTGAAAATGACATTATTGAATGGACTGGTACAGCATGGTCAATACTATTTGATTCAAGTACACAAACAGATATTAAATTTACAACCAATCTAAATACAGGTATCCAATACAAATGGACTGGCTCAGAATGGGTCAAATCCATTGAAGGCGAATACCGGAATGGAGCGTGGCGCATACAATTTTAAATAATTACTTGTATGAGCGACAAAATCAATTGCAGTGGTGCATTATTTTATGCATTATCAACAAAACGTTTTCTATTTTTACATAGAACTCAAAGCAAACAAAACAATGTTTGGGGACTTGTAGGCGGCCGAGGTGCTGTTGACGAATCACCTATTGATGCGTTACATCGAGAAATTCAAGAAGAAATTGGTAATACACCAAACTCTGTTAAAACTATCCCTTTAGAAACCTTTGTCAGTACTGACGAAAAGTTTAACTTCCATACATATCTTATAGTTGTTAAGGACGAATTCTTACCAACATTGAACAGTGAACATGATGGCTATGCATGGGCAAGTTTTAGCAAATATCCAAAACCTTTACATCAAGGGTTAAGGAACACACTACAAAACAAAACTAATATCACAAAGTTACAAACAGTGTTTGAATTGATCGATATATTAGAGAGTTAACATGGTAAAAGTTTACGGCGACATAATGCTGGACAGTTGGATTATTGGTAAAGCCAGTAGAATTAGTCCTGAAGCACCTGTACCAGTATTAAAAGAAATTGAAAAGAAAAACAGCATAGGCGGTGCGGCTAATCTTGCACTTAATCTTAGTAACATTATTGACAATGTTTCTTTGTACGGTGCAGTAGGTATGGACGATGAAGGGTTTGACGTTTTAAGAATACTTGAAAAAACAAATAATATAGATTGTAGCATACAGTCAGATGCAGAAGTTACAACTACTAAAACAAGATTAGTAGGTCAACGTGGACAACACATCATGCGTTGGGATAAAGAGAAAAAATACAAAGGTCAAGCACAAACAAGATTCCTTGAAAGTGTTAACAAAGAAGATATTGTATGTTTAAGTGATTATAACAAAGGTACTATTGGTGTTAATTTAGTAGAACAATTAGTAAACAAAGACTGTAAAGTTTTAGTTGATCCTAAACAAGGACCAGATGTGTACAAAGGAGCATTTCTTGTAAAGCCAAACATGAAAGAATACAAAGCATGGTTTGGAAAGTTTAAAAAAGAAACTGCACTTATAAAATTAAAAGAGTATGGGTGGAAATACCTTATAGTAACTGATGGTGCAAATGGAGTACATGTTTTAAGTAACGAATTATACTACCAACACTATCAAGAACCTGTAAGAGAAGTTGCAGATGTAACTGGTGCTGGTGATACTGTACTTGCTGTTATTGCTTATGGTATCGAGAGAGGCATGGATGTGTTTGCCGCATGTAAGTTAGCCTGTTATGCTGGTGCAAGATCAGTAGAACATAGAGGTGTGTATGCAATACAACCTGAAGACTTAAAAAGACAAATAGTATGGACTAATGGTGTATTTGATATACTGCATGAAGGACATTTTAGACTATTAAGACATGCGAAATCCAAGGGTAGAAAACTTGTTGTAGGTATTAATAGTGATGCAAGTACAAAAAGACTCAAAGGTGAAGACAGGCCTATTAACAACCAACTACAGCGTAAAATGAATCTTGAACTTTTACCATGGATTGACGAAGTTGTTATCTTTGATGAAGATACTCCTATTAATTCCATTGAAAGATTTCAACCAGACTTAATAGTTAAAGGTGGCGATTATACTGTTGACACTGTTGTAGGTCATGAACTTGCAGAAGTTGACATTTTTCCAACAGTAAAAGATCAATCAACAACAAACATTATAGAGAAGATGAAGATATGAAAATTTTAATTACAGGTTACCAAGGATTTATTGGTTCAAATGTAGCATCATATCTAAAAGCAAAAGGACACGATGTAGAAGGCTTCCCTTGGGAACTACACAGGTACCCAGATGTTCAACGGTATGATAGAATTATACACTTAGGTGCAATTTCAAGTACAACTGAACGTGATGTTGAAAAGATTATGCAACACAACTTTGAATACACAATGAAGTTAATTGAAATTTGTGACATGATGGGTACTTCTTTACAATATGCAAGTTCGGCAAGCGTATATGGAGAACAAACACACTTTAGAGAAGACTTAGAATTAGATCCTCGTAGTCCGTATGCTTGGACAAAGTATCTTATTGATAGATTTATAACACAACACTTAGATGATTTTAGAATCACTATACAAGGCTTTAGATATTTCAATGTTTATGGTCACGGAGAAGAACACAAAGGCGATATGATGAGCCCTGTTAGTAAATTTACTAAACAAGCCAAAGACACAGGTGTTATAAAAGTGTTTGAAAACAGTGATAAGTTTAAACGTGATTTTATCAGTGTTGAAGATGTTGCAGTGATGCATGAAAAAATGCTTGATGTTGATAAAAGTGGTATTTGGAACATTGGTACAGGAGTTCCTACTTCATTTTTACAAGTTGCACAAGTTATTGCAAACAAGTATGGTGCAAAGATTGAAGAAATACCAATGCCGGATAACATTAAGGCACAATATCAAAAATATACGTGTGCTGACACTGACAAATTAAAAGAAACTATTGAGCATAAGTGCTTTAGTGTAGGAGAATGGGTAAATGGCCAATCAAACTGATTGTAAAGTTGAATGGTGGAGCGTTGTTCCTGGACTTACTAAAGTCGAACCAATCAAAGATGCAACAAAGTTCATGCCTGAATGGTTCAAACATGCACCTAAGTACTTAACTGAGGACTTTGCAGACAAAGGCACTATCAAGAACTGTCCTGGATTTATAGATTTATACAAAAATGCGTATGTTGTACCTATGTGGTGCGACTTTCACATCAAGGCGGACAATAAAAACTTTGCATGGCACTCGAGTAATGAAAACTTTACTATGAGCCTGCACACTGACAAGCAATTTTTAGAACATGCACCACAAAATGCCAAAGATGACTTTGTATGTGTTGCAAAAACTGATTGTCCTTGGCGTGTGCGTACCAGTCCTGGTTGGGCAATGATGCAATTACCAATGTTTTATGATTTTAATGAAAATTTTACATGTATGCCTGGTGTAACACACACTGAATGGAGTCATCAGATTAACCAGCAACTGTTAATCAAGAAAGAAGGTGAATTTTTACTGGAAAAAGGTACACCATTAGCAATGTACGTACCAATAAAGATTGCAAACCTTGAAACTACGGTGCAAGATGAAGATCAAGAGAAGTATCGTGCAAGTTTTGTGAGTAATTTAATATTTCAAAGTAAGTTTAAGGGTGCTTACAAGAAATTCAAAGAAGTATGGAGTAAAAAATGAGTAGACTTGAAGGTAAAGTAGAAAAAGGTTGGGGATATGAATTAATATGGGCAACCAATGACAAGTATTGTGGCAAACTTATGGTATTTGAAAAAGCAGGAGCAAAATTCTCCATGCATTTCCATAAAGAGAAGGACGAAACATGGTTTGTTAATTCAGGCCGGTTTGAAGTTAAGTGGATTGACACTAAAGATGCTATGCTTTACAGTAAAGAACTAACTCCTGGAGATACTTGGCACAATCCTCCATTACAACCACACCAATTAACCTGCCTTGAAGCCAATAGTAGTATTAGTGAAGTGAGTACTGCTGATTCAGTGGAAGATAACTATCGTATTATACCTGGTGATAGTCAAAAAGACGTAATTAAGAAAAACTCTCCGCCACCCACAATGCCTTAGGCTTGTGCTTCCGACCATCTCAATACAACATTACTGTTTATAGCCGCTCCTGACGTTTTAAACACGTTAATTGCTAACACGTCTGGACCATTTGGAAAAGTACCTCTACCACCAAGTGTAGTATTAGTTAATTCTTTAATAAATGATAAATCCAATGTTGATCTTTCTCCTGGTTGTGCAATGAATGAGAAGATCGTTTCACCTGGCTGTGCATATGGAGGATTTACAAATTCAAACTCAATAGTAGTAGTACCTGCGGTGATTGCAGTTCCATCTGATGGTTGGTTAAATACCACATCATAATATTCTGTTCCACCGTAACTCTTTAATTGAACTGTAGAAACCTGTGTTCCCGCTGGAAACCTGCTATCACTTACAGTAGTACCTTCAACAACTTCAGCACTTTCGTAAGCCGCCTTTTGGAAGTAAATGTTGTTAGTAGGTGCACCTTTAAATGTTTTTGTAATTGTTAAAGGAACGTTTACATTAAATACATCCTGTGTAGGATTTGAACTTGTAAAGATAAGTCTTACATTTCCTTGTGATCTGGTTCCGTATGTATATGTTGACACACTTGTAATTGTAGTACCTGCAGGATAGTAGTTACCTGAATCACTTTGTACTTCAGCGCCAACTTCAAATAATGCCGCGTTTGACTGATAAAAACTATCTAAAACCCAAAAGTAATTTCTGTTATTATCAAGTGCGTTATCCCAGTTTCTGTTAGAACTTGTATATCCTCTATCAATTGCTGTACATGAAGCAGTCATAGCCGCTTGGGTAGTTACCGCAGTAGTTGTCGGAATATCACCCGAGTTCCAGTTAGTAGAACCACCTGGTGCAATCTGTGCGAAACTTGGTTGTCCACCCTGTGCCAGTCCTGATAATCCTTGCCAACCAATATCGTTAGGGTTAAGTGGATAGTTTTGTGGGTTAAGTACACCTTCAATAACAATACCACCTGTATCTGCCGCCGCTGGTTGATCTGTTGTAATTTCAAGACCTTCAAGTAGCAACTGTGCTCTGTTTAGAAGTTCACGTTCTCCTAAATCGCCAACAAGTGCATTACTTACACTTGGTGCAAGTCTTAATAGGAATGATGTTGCTCTTGTTGTACTAATCTGAACTCCTGTAGATTTGTATGAGAACAAGTAACCACGATCTGAATCAAAGCCGCCATCTGTAATAAACGCCGAACCCCAGTGTGATATAACCGGTGATATAGTATTACTAATTAGAACAACTCCTGTATTTCTTGCGTGTGTTTCTGCTGGACCGCCTGAGTATGTTCTTGTTGCACCAGCCGCAAAGTTAGTCATTGGCGAACTTCTTGTACAACCTGTTAAATTTTTACCATCAATACCTGTAAAACGTATCATTTCAGCATCAATGTAAACTGTTCCACCTTCGGGTGGAAAGAATGAAGCATCTTGTAGTGGTATAATTTGTTGTGAATTTGTAATATCACTTGCTAATTTGCCACTTGGACCTTCGTTAATAATTTCATAACGTACTGGCATATTACCTGTACGCATAAATGCTTCTGTGTTAACGTTTGAATTTCTCATTCTGTGACCAAACACAAAATTACCATCTGCTCCTCTAAGCATATAGTCAATAAATCCAGCACCATACCATGAATACTGTATACCTACCATCTGCATCTTACTGATGTCAATGTTGTATCCACTTGGTCCTGTGCCGTCCATTCTATCTCGGTTAAAATCTTTCTGTTCTGTCTTTTTATCTTTAACTAAACATAATTTACTTGATCTTACATCAGTAACACCTCTAAAGTCTGGTGTTAGATACATTGTTGTGTTGTCAACAACTTGTGATACAACGTGTGTCATACCTTTTAACACAATTCTATCACCTGCTTTTAATTGTTCTCTAAATCTTGTTCCTATACCTGTACATGTGTTTGAGTCAATATCAATATCAACAACTCCTGCTAACTGTAAAGTAGCAGTTCTTTGTACTGCACTAAATTGTGTACCATCATATTCAAAGAAAATACCGTTCTGATCGTCAAACGCTCCTGAACGTACAGTTGCACCATGGAACGTTACAACTGAAACTTGGCATTCTGACGTTAATTCAGGAGTAGTTGAACCTAATGCTGTTTGAGCAACAACTTCAAATGTATTTTCATCGTTAATATCTGTAACTGTATATTTGCCATTATAGCCTACAGTTTTTACTCCAATAAGTCTAACTATTCCACCAACTTGTAATCCGTGTTCTGTTTCATCTGTAGTTACTGTAATAATTGAACCAACTGCTGTTGCCGCCGCTGTAATATCAAGAATATTATAACTTGGAGCAAACAATGCACCAGTGGTATACATAATACCTTTACCTGACTGATATCTAATATATTTTTTACTCTGTCTAATTGCTTGAGCACCGTGTTGCGGTCCACCTGTTCCTAACTGCACACCACCATCATATGGTCTGTGAATAAAGAACGAATCCGGTCTTGGGTAAACGTTACCAGTGACTTGTTGATCTGTTACGTTAATTGTACCAGGTGCTCTACACTGATAATCAATTTGTGTTAAACTTGGAACTGCTGTTGCACTAAACGGTCCTGCCGCTAAATTATGATTGTTTGTACCGTCATCTGACGATATTGTTACAGCAAAACTATCTCCTGGAACAAGTCCATGTGGTGTTAAGAATGTAATCCTAATACTTGCTAATGCACTGTAAGTAACAACAACGCCACCTGCAATAGGTGCTGTTGTTTCTTCTGACATTGTGACAGAACTGTAAGTATTTAATGTTTCACCTGCAACTGCTGTACCACTAACATTAACACCAACAAAATCACCTTCTGTTGATTCTTGTGTACAACGTAATGTTAAATCGTTTGTAGGAGTAGCACCACCAAGTTGATCACCTGGAATAATAATTCTATTACCTACCTCATAACTTGAACCATCATCGGTTGCAACAACAAGACTGTATGCGCCGCCACTTCTTGTAACTGTAAAGATTGCTCCCGACCCTGAATTATTTTCGTTATTACCTTGGATTGCTGTTACACTGCCACTTCCTGTAGCACCTGTACCAGTAAATGTAACTGCTGTAATACCGCCGCCTGAATCGACTCCTGTTACTGTAATTACTAAATCGTTTGTAGGAGTAGCACCACTTAAATTTGTTCCTAAAATTGTAATTTCTTGATCAATACCGTAATTAAATCCTGCACTATCAATAGTAACTGTGTAGTTTCCTCCTGATAGTCCAACTTGAAACTGTACACCGTTACCAACAATTCTTGAAATAGTAGTTACGTTTGGATAATCTTTAGTATTAACTGCTGTACCTGAAGTTGATGTTCCAGTAATAGTACCATTAACGTCAACTGTTGAAATTGTAATTGTTAAATTGTTTACACCGTCAGTACCACCTAAGTCTGAACCAAGTATTACAAATGATTCTGACGCCAAGTAACCAGTACCACCGTTAGTAACGTTAATTGAGTAAACTGTACCAATTCTTTGTATGTTAAACGAAGCATCAACACCGTTTGCTGTTGAGGCTGTCATTGGAGGTGAACTATAACTTACGTCTGCATCAACTGCTGTACCTGTTGTAGTTACAGAAGTAATTGAACCTCCTGCACCAATTCCAGACACTGTCATAATTGCATCGTTTGTACTATCAGCACCGCCTAAGTCGAAGCCACTAATTTTAATTTTATCACCAACTGTATAACCTGTTGATGTATCTGGTGACGCCATTGAAACTGTATAAGCGTTGTTAGTGTATGTTACATCAAAGTTACCATCACTACCAATTCCACCTGCTAAATTACCTTCTTGTCCAAAGAATGTACCATTACCATCAAAACCTGTACCTGATTCTGTAAATGTTAATACTTCTCCGAGAGCGTCAACAGTATCAATAAGCAGTGTTAAGTCGTTAGTTCCGTCACTACCGCCAAGTTGTTGTCCGCCAATTTTAATTCTATCACCAACTTTATAATCTTGTCCGCCTGCGTTTAATACAGTTGCATATGTACCATTTGTTCTTGTAACATCAAAACTTGCACCGTTACCAATTGAACTATCATTATTACCAGTTACACCTACATAGTTTACTGTGTTACCAACAAGTATTCTTGTTGTTGCTTCTGATATTGTTAAATCATTACCTGCAACGTTTGTTACGAAAGTTGCTGTACCATCTCCTCTATCAAGACCAGCGCCAATTTCAACTGATGAAGAATCTTCAACTGTAATTGTTGTTGAGCCTTGTGCTATATCTGATGTTAATACAGGTGTATCAATAATTGTACCTGTTCCAGTTACACCAGTAACCTGAGAACCTAATGGTATGCCGCCACCTACTGCAACAAGAGGAGCACCAAGTGCCGGTACTGCACCAGTAAATGTAAGTCTGTCTGCGCCAGTTGCCGATCCTAATGGTAAACTAAATGAACCACTTGCACCTTGTGTAGTAACAGCATATGATGGTGTGTCACCTTGAATAGTTGCCCCTGTGTAGAATGCCGCTTGTCTTAAAATTGTATAGAATGTTACAAGTGCTGTACCTGGTGTTACACCAACTTTAGCCTTTGCGTAATATGTAAAATTTCTACTGTCTATAACCGTGTTAACAATAAATGTACCTTCAGCACGACCGTTACCTTTAACTGATCCATCAAGACCTCTAATAGTAATTGGATTTCCTGCTAAAACTCCATGTGGTGAAACTGTCGATACAGTAATTAATGATTGACCTACACCACTACTGCCTGATGATGCATCAGTAGATACTGCACTAACACCAGTGTCTGTTCCTGGTACTTCGTATGTTGATGGATAACCACGCATTGTACCAATTGCCTGCCACTTGGTAGGCTGTAGTCCGTACTCAAAGTCAGCATCAAGCATGGATACTGAGTTTGCAACTCTGTGTCTTTCAATAGCGTCAGTACCAAAATCATATGGTCTAACTTTTAAGTCACCCTGATCAATAAAAATTTGTAATGTATCTGTATCTGACCATACTGTAGGTTTATCCTCTGCTGGAAGATCTCCTAATCCGTTAGTAATAACATCAGTAATAATTTTTACTAATTCAGTTACTCTACCTGATGTTCCTGCTTCAGCAGTATTACCTAAAAAGTATTGTGTAGTTACTACTGGACTTTGTTTTGTTGTGTATCCTACTTTAGTTAAGATGTAGTTGTTAATAAGATCACGCATAAAGTTTTTAGCGGCAATCTCTTGTTCACGTGTACCATCAATTTGTGGAGTAGGACCTTTCCAATATTTTGCGGCTGTTGATCTTACATTGGCATTACCGCCATATTGCATATCAGCAAGGATAGCATCAATATTAAAAGCAGTATCTCTTTCACACTTGGCCGCATTGTAAGTATAATTGTACCAGAATGAACCGTTTTCAGCAGTTGCAACATTATCAGCAATCCAAGCACGTACTTCATCTTTAATAAATTCTTTGTTACTTAAAATTAATGCTCTTGAGGCTACAACAAATTCTTCGTTAGTAGTGTCGGTGTCAAATAATACTTGTGTAATTGTATCAGTATTTTCAAGAAACTTTTGAAAGTAAAAATATGTTGGTGTAAATTCTACTGACTCATAAGCATATTTTACGTCAGCACCTTTACCAGGATCACTAAAATTAAATAAAACTTGGTTTACAGATGTATCAGTAATTAATAATATATTATCTTGTGTAACTTTTGTTGGAAAAATTGCTCTACTAATTTCTGCTCTATGAAACTCAGGCATTGCATCTAAACCATTAACAATAACGTTACCGATAGTGTCAACAAGTACTTTTGTAACTTGTGCCGCCGCAGTTGATTCTGCAATGTATTCTTCGTTTGTAGTTTGTGTAGTTACTACTGGTGATTGTTTAGTTGTGTATGCTGTATTTGTTAAGATATAATTGTTAATGATATCTGCACACTTCATCTTTGCCGCTTTTTCTGGAAGTCTGTCGCCGTCAATTTGGGGTATTGCTCCGTCCCAATATGTTGAAGCAAGGTAACGTGCTTGTTCGTTACCGTTGTATCTTAAATCGTGTAGTAAGCCACCTGGTTGATCTTGTACTGGATTGTAAGTGTCACCACCAATAAGGTTGTAACCCATATCTCTTTCACATTTGTCATTACTATCATTTGTGTAATTATAAAATACACTCTTTACACCGTTAGCAGTTGCTGAACTAAATGTATGTGCTTGTTGATTATTGTCAGTACCTAAGTTAACTGTTATAGTGTCAGAGGTAGTAGCATCAACTTTAATAGGAGTATCTACATACGGAGTTGATCCGTTATCAATTAAATTGTCCCCTGCACCGGTAGAAAATGTTAAACCGTTCTCAGCAATTTTAATATAATCTCCTACTTCATATGGATGTCCAGTAATCGTAAGTACTGCTATACCTGTTATAGGATCATATGTTGCATCTGTTGGAGTACTTTGAGTACTTCCTGATCTTGAAATTGCATCGTTAATCCAAGCACGGGTTTCGTCTTTTAGAAACTCAACGTTTTGTTGGATTAGGTAATAAGCACTTGGGTGATAGTTTCCACTGTAAGGAATTCCTGTATGGAAAATATAATCATTAACTTTTTGTTTTGCCATTTAGTTTAAACTCCTAATGCAATAGCCAACGCTGTTGCTGTACTATCTACGTATGCTTTGTTTGTTAGTTCTTGTTGCGTCACTGGTCTATTTTGTCCTATTGCTGTAGTAAACGTTGCACTTGTTGGATTTGTATTGCCTATTACAGTACTATTTAACCCATTTGATGCATTCAATGCTAAGAACGAACCGTCTCTTGCAGTGGTTTGTCCTATCGACATGTTATTTATTGTTCCTGCAACACCAGTGTTTACAACTAACTGTCCGGTACCGCTTGGACTTATTGTAACGTTCTTATCCACAGGACTTAAATTTACTGTATCTGTAGCACTTAAAGTTAATGCATTTACATACATATTACTCATAGTACCTTCGCCTACTGGATTTATTAGTACTGTACTGTATTCTCCTTGTGGGGCGATCTGAATTTCTGCATCTTGTCCTGTGAATGTAACATCACCGACAACATTTAAACTACTAAATGCACCAACACCTGTAATAGTTGGATCAGCAGTTGTAATTGTTCCGTAAACAGTACCGTCTCCTGTAGAGTAATAAAGTGTATCAGGCGCAAGTGCTGGAACTTTGAATGTTACAATTCCTGTTGTTTTACCTTGTGCGTTAACACCTTCTAATGCTGTTGAATCTGCTGTCTCTTTATATGTTAATCCATCGTTATAAAATATAACAGGTGTGCCAGCAATTTGTGTTGCTGAGATTCCTGCCGGATCAGCATAAAAAATATTCCAAGTTAAGTAAGGAAAGTTCGCTAAACTAAATGAATACTCAGCGCCTCTAATAAAACTGAATGGAGGATTTTCTAAATTAATTTCTGTGCCTGTTGAGTATGTTGTATTCTCAACAAAGTTTGATCCTACACCTTCGCCAGTTTGTCTCATATAGAATCTATTGTCGACGATTGCTTCTTCTACAACTGAATATGTTAGACTTTTTAGTGTAACATTACCTTCAGCGTCAACAGTAAATCCCGGACTTGAAAATCCGTAATCTGCCTCAAATGGTATGTAGTTTACAGCCATGCTATATGCTCCTCATTATGAAGGTACCAATACGTTTTGTGTCTGATAATAGTTTGCACTAAACACTACCTTTGCTCCACGACCTGGAGCAGAATCATCAAGTGGTTTTGCGTTGCAAATAATATTCACATAACTATCATTAACTGTAGCACTCAAATCAATAATCTGATTACCTAAGTTACTACGTCCATATACAGTTAATTCTGCTGTACTTGGACCAGCAACTACTAAACATTTAATGATTTCTTTTTGAAAAGTTCCAAGATCAGCAACAATAGTATATTCAGCGGCGCAAAAGTCGCCCACTAACCAACGATCGATCAACGTATCTTCTGTTATTTTTTTCCACGGTCCGTGATAACTTAAATTAGTACCGTTTTTCATTAGTACTGTGTTCTTTAAGCCTTTACCGAAAAATTTACCAATATCAAACATAATAGTCCTCTTTAGTATATTTATCGCTTAAGAAGATTTAATTTTTGACTGTAATGAGTTTGGAGTATTCAGGCAAATATAAGTATTCTACGTCACTCTTTGCAAGGGTACGCACAGCATCGTCTAATGTTTCAACCAACGGATCACCACCTAAATTGAATGAAGTGTTAAACACCATAGGAACGCCTGTTTTTTCCTTAAATGCTTTGATTAAATTGTAGTAGTTTTTGTTCTGTTTTTCATTTACTGTTTGAATTCTACATGTACCATCTACGTGAATAATTGCAGGGATCTTTTCTTCAATACCTGGTTGACAGTTTACAGCATACATCATTGTAGGTGAACTGTTCATCCCACGTAAATCAAACCATTCATGTACATCTTCTTCAAGAATAGTTCCAGCAAATGGTCTGAAATACTCTCTGCGTTTTACTTTGTTTACATGATCCTTACCGTCTGGGTCTGTTGGATCATATAAGAAACTTCTATTACCTAATGCACGAGGACCGTTTTCACTTTGACCTTGAAATACTGCAACAATATTCTTATCAGAAATCAAATCAACAACATATCCGTCTGAAGTATCAAATACTTCTGCTTCATGCTTCTCTGCTATAATGCTAATTTCTTCGTCAGTATAATGATAATGTGGTCCGTTGTATAATGTATCAACTGCTTCATGTATACTGCTGTCATTTGTAATAAGTCTATGCTGAATCATTGCCGCACCCATTGCTGTACCAGCATCATTACTAACAGGCTCAACATATAAATTAATGCCTTCGTCTTTTAGTTCTTCTAAGTACCAATAATTTGCAACACAGTTCAATCCATAACCACCACTAAGAACAATGTTTTTGTTGCCAGTCATTTTAACTGCTTTTCTAATCAAGTTTGCAACTTGTTTTTGTGTTTGTGTTTGCACAGCATATGCCATGTCTCTTCTATTTTCTAATTTTGTAAGATCTTCGTTTTGATCAACACGGTCTCTTGTTTCTTCAATAAAGTTTTTATTAACATATGCACCGTTTGGATAAGTTGGAATAATTGCATTTCTATTTGATAACGGATTTGTTAAATCTTCTGTAAACAATTTAGGAATGTTTTCGTTTGGTTTACCATATGGAAATAGTCCCATAGTTTTGCCTGCTTCAATAAAACTAAATCCACAATATTCTGTTACTGCTTCATATGTTTTTACAATTCCTGCTGTCTCACTAATAACAACTTCAGGTACTGTACCTTTACCTTCTCTATCACCTTCGCCAAAAAAGTCTGCACTAAATTCAGGATACTCAGCACCAACAATAGGTCCATAAGTTCCTAAGTGTTTGTAAACTGTTTTAATTGTAGCCGGATATTCACAAGTGTAAATACTTTCTGTTTCCCAAAGTGTAGTAGGATTATTAGGATCACCTCCTAAGTTTGCATTAAAGAAAGTTCCTGCTCCGTCAACAATAACTGCTGTTGCAGTTTCAAATCCTGAATTATAAAAACTTAATCCTGCATGTAATTTATGATGGAAATAACTTAGATCAAGTACTTGAGGATGTTTCGGTAACAACTTAGGATCTCTATCAATAAGACCTAACTTACGACAAATACCAGTATACACATCGTCGCCAGTAAAGTCAACTTGTCCTGCAGTTGCTTCTAAACTTTGCGTGTGTGCAATACAAACATAATCTAACTTGTCGGTGTAGTCAAGAATTTTCATCATTGATGCGTAAGGACCGCCATCATATTTGTGTCTACTTAAACGTTCTTCTTCAATAGAAAATACTACTTCACCGTCTTGAAGTAAACATACTCCGCCGTTATGTCCTCTTGCTATTCCTGCTATCCATAATGTTGGTTTCTTCATTTAAAATCCTATATATCCAATATGATTATAATCAACAACTTCTTTTAAAATGCCTTCTTCGAAACTTAAAAGGTCGTGATTTTCATCTTTTAGTTTATCTAATAGTTCAACTGTACTATGTTGTTTATCGTTATTTTTGCTTTTAAGACCCAAACTTGGACGCACTACTTCATTAAGATAGTCGTAATGTTGCCAATGACTTGGGTGTGGTTCCATCCAATCTTCTTTTGATTCTGGATCATAAAAAGTGTAATGTTTTTCTTTACGCTCCCAACTAAACAATCCTAATGGTTGTAACCATTTTGTTTTGTCAATGTTTTCGTAAACTTTTAATTCAGGTCTTTCTTTATATACGTCAGCAGTATCAGTTGGTGTTTCACCGAAGTCATTTATATTAGGCATATCAGTACCTAACTTATTCATATTTCCAATACTTGTCATACGATATGTACACCCTGTGCTTTCTAATAATCCTTGAGTTAAAATAATATGATTTTGTCCATGCATAAAATAACTATGTTCGTCCCAAAATGTGTTAATCCAATTATCATCATAGCAAACTTCTCTGTTCATGTAATTAAAAATACTTCCTTTAGTTTTCCAACCAATTTCGTCAGTGTTTCTAATTGCATCTCCTCGTTTACCTTTAAACTCTACAGTTCTAAAAGTATGCCAGTCGTTACGTGTATGTGTACTCCATTGTACAATTACTGTATCGTCTTTTGTAAAATTATTTTTTACGTGACATTCTGCAACACGTTCTGCAATAGCACGATTACCTAAACCAGGAAAGGCCCAGTTCTCATAGTAGTCAAATTCATAACCTAAGAAGTCAGCATACGTTGGCCACGCATACATTGTGAAACTACAGCCAAATACAAATAGTCTATTCTTCTTGTTCTGGTGCTTCTGGGATTTCAACTCGTTTTCCATCTTTAATCATACTATGGACTGACTTAACAACAAGATCTTCTATTGTTTCATTCATTGCCATAATACCTTCATTAGTTCTGTCAGACCATTCGTCCATTGTAATCCTAATAGGACTATAAACTCTTGCGCCTTCACCCATATCAAGGATGTCAAACTTAGGATTTTCAGGATAAGAAATGTTTTCTTTAAATGTCGATCCAACAACAATAGTTGCCGAGCCGTCTATTGCATTAACAATATGTCCGCCTACACTATCACAACCTAAGAAGTGATCTGCGGCTTGAATAATTCCACACCAGAATCTTAAATCAATGTTTTGCGGAATAGCAACCGGTTCTTTTACACCGTGCTTGTTAAACTCAATAGCAATTTCGCTCATAAAGATTACACCATAGTCCTTTGAAAGTTTCTTAACAATGCTAACTACGTTTTCTGGATCAAAACTTCTTCCGCTTGGATCGCCAATCATTCCGTTTTCGTTAATTGTTCCTCTACCAAATGGTTGGAAAACTATTACTTTTTTCTTTTTAGTTTTTTCTTTTACTTCTTCAATTAACTTTAGTCCAGACATTGCTTCTTGTTGACTAAGTTTAAGTTTAGGTCTTGGTAATTCTCTTACACCTTTATTATTAATTTCAATATCATAGCATTGTCCTAACGATGCTTTCTGATTATAATATTCCCATACTCTGTATGGTTCAGGTGTTTTAAGTTCGCGGTCAATTAACTTATCTTCAAACAAGTTTTTGTGAAAAACATCATATGCTTTTTTATGTAGTATAGGATGTCCTTTGTAAAAGTCCATTCCACCTTCACATACAATGATAAAATCATCATCTGGATTTTCTTCGTGATAGAGTTCTAAAGCAGGAATTGAACAAATAACTCTGCCTGCTCCGCCGTTAATAAAAAATGCTGTGTTTCTTTTGTTTGACATTATGTTTTATAGTTCCTTTATGCAATTACTTATTGTATAGTTTGTTGTTGTTCATCATTCTTGACATAGTCCCAATAGAAGTGTTGTTGTCCGTGTCGAGGTACTTGTACTACCCATTCCCCGTTTACTAATACTCCACTTGGACTACTTGTTGGTAAATCTTCTCTTTCACCAAACTTATCACAGCAACTATCAACAGTTATAATAGGAATTCCATATTGTGTACTCATCATACGTAAGTGTACATCATGCCATTCCATCCATAACTTGTCTTGACTGTTTCCTCTATCACCATTTGTAGCATGTAATATAACTTCTACGCTATGTATACTTGCCATTAACGGTAAACTTGGTGCGTTAAATCTAAATCCATTACCCCAAAAATCATTACATATCATTCCGCATGTTCTTACGTTATTAAGATAATGTGTTTTAGTTGTTCCTGGTGGATCTGCTAATACTTGATCCCAACTATGATGTGGACTATCTTCCCCACCTACAATATATTGCTTATTAGTTGCTCCAAGTAATTCGCCTTGTTTATCATAATACCTGATCTGATTTTTTCTAATAGTTCCTCGATGCTCAATATCAACCCATAGAGTACCAAGTGCAATACCCATGCCTTTTTTATTTGCATATGAAATAACTTCGTATGCGGCTTTGGCTAAGTCAGGCATGCCATTTTCTAATACTATATCAAAGTTTGGAAAGTAACCTGATAGTGAACCTTCAGGTGTTAATAGCCAGTCGCAGTTATTTTCTGCGGCCCAGTCAATTGCCTTTAGAATACTATCTTTATTTTTATTAAGATCTTGTGTTACAGGTATTTGAGCACCCGCAAATCTAACTGTATTACTCATACAATTATTTACATATAGGGTATAACTCTTAGGGTGAGATTTGGCTTATGCAGTACCGCAAGGTGAACGAGGAACATCTACTTTCCATGCCGCATAACGTTGACACTTGTGAACTTTAAATGTAGCACCTGTACCAGCATCTGCGCCATCAGCAACTGCTTCGTATGTAAATGTAGCGCCAACAAATTCTTTTGCCGCTCTTCCTTCTACAATATCTTTACCATCGTTAATTGCTTGGTTACTACTTAAAGTTAAAGCAGTAATAGCACCACTGTTAACTGTTTTTACAGTAGCAATAATATGATCACCAATAATATAATCGTCTAAGTCTGCTTTTGCAAATTTAATTTTGTCGCCTACTTCATAATTAGAACCACCAGCAGTAATATCAACAGCAAAACTATCTCCGAAACTTACAGGAATATCTCTTAAATCTTGTCTGTATGTTGCCCATGAAGCAATTAAACTTGTTGGCATATCGTCACTTGTTTTATCGTCTGACCAAGTTAATAAAGATGTTCTATGTCTACGTAAGTGTGCCCAAGTAATGTGTGGCTTCTTCCAAGGATAATGTGGATTTCCACCTTTTATGCTACTTGCTACTTTAATAAATTCGTCATTGTTATTACATTCGATATCAAATTTTTCGTACGTATGATGTGGATCTGGATCAACATAAGTTACATACTCTACACCATTTGGTAGTGTTTCTGTTACTGTTTCATGTGCTTCATCATCTTGATCTGCTTCCATTAATGAGCAAATAATTGGAAACTCTTTACAGTCTACAAAAACTTTTTTTAAGTTTACAGGTGGATTAAAATCATTTCCTTGTTCTTCGTCCATGTATCCTGCTGGTGCAATCTTGTTTGTTGCTTTATCAATGAATACCCACATTGCATCTGGGCCTTCGTACGTGTGCGTACCTACTAATTGTTCATTATCAAACTGCCCCAAATATTCATCTGGTTTAGCGTAGTTAAATGTATGTGTAATATCTGCCATGTTTTTTCCTTATTAGTAGTAAACTACGTAAACTAAGCCTCCTGCTCCTGGTGAACCACAACAACAAACTTCTCCGTATGCTTGTGCAGACATACCGCCACCGCCTGGAAATAATCCAAAGCCTTGCGATCCGCCCCATGCACAACATCCGTTTGGTCCGTTTCTAAATCCACCTCTACCATATGTATCAGCAACCATCATGTTACCTCTATCATGGCAGTATTGACTTAATTGTGCTGTTGAATTTGTATTTCCAATTCCAAAGTCCATGCCTGAGTGTCCGTGTACACAGTATCTCATTCTACAACATGAATAACATGTTCTGTACATGAAACATTCTGTACGCATAACTCTTCCGCCACATGCTCTTGCACACCAGTTACCTGATCTACATACATATGAATCACAACCTTGTTGACAGTTTCCTTTTTGTCTACAGCAAGTTGAACCTGCCGCACAAATTGTTAATTGTTGACCAGCCTCTACTTCTGACGCTTTTTGTCCATAACTTCCACCTGTTGAAGGATATCCCATTTGGCAACAACATCCGCCGTCACCTGCGGCACCGCCGCCCCATATTTCAAAAGTCGCATATGATACACCTGCTGGAATTGTCCACAAACAACATTTTCCACCGTTATTTTCGGTAGTAGTATTTGTGGCATAGACTGCAAGTTCCTGCGGAACTGATTTAGCCTCTTCATACCCGAATAAAAAATCTCTTAATGTTGACATACTACTATATTCTCCTTATGTTGCCGTATAGTAAACTGTTACTAATCCGCCCATGCCTTTCGCTCCGCAATAACATGTTTCGTTGTGTGTTACTCCAGAAGCACCACCCCCTCCAGGGAATACTCCGTGGTCTCCTTGGTCTTGTCCATGTGATTTATAACATCCTGAACGTGACATTCTTGTAACTCCTGTAAACGGTGCACTCGGAATAAACTGGTGCATGTCTGATGCACAGTGAGCTGAGCCATGTCCGCCACCTGTTGTACCACACATTGCTAAAGTTGCTCCATTTACACAACCACAGTTGAACATTTGACATCCACTGTATGAACATCCTTGACTCCAAAAACATTTACTTGCTGTTTCTGCACCGCCTGATGAACACATACAAAATGAACTTGGTCCGCATACGTAACTCGGAAATCCTCTACAAGGATAACATCTTGAGTGACAGCAAGTTGATCCTGCCGCACATATTGTAAATGTTTCTGCTGGTGCAACTGTAATAATTCGTCTACCATAAGAACCTGATCCACCTGCCCAACCTTGTTGGCAACAACATACACCAGCACCTGGTCCACCGCCTCCCCAAACTTCAAAAGCCGCCCAGTCAGCACCTGCTGGTACTGTCCATTGACAACATTTACCGCCATTGTTTTGATCGGTAATGTTTGTAGCGTATACTCTTAACGAAGTTAGAGGATTAGATCCTCCGGAAGTCGTTCCATATTGTAATAAGGTTCTTAAACTTGACATATTATTCGTCGTCCTCTACTGTTGCAATATCCGCACCTGGCTCAACTGGAAAGTTTACCATATGTGCTGGAAACTCATCTGCTTCGCCGTGTTTAAATAATGCTGGTAAATCACGTAATTTTTGTCTGTACGTTGTCCACTTTTCTTTAACTTCAGCAGGCATATCATCAGCAATCTTACTATCTGAACCTGTTAACATATTGTTTCTAACAATAATTAACTGATCCCACGATGACCAAGGTTTCTTCCAACTCATAGTCCATGTACCGCCAGTATAAACTCCGTCAGTTAATGTTCCATCCTTGTTGTAAACACATTCGTCTAATTCGTATGTATGATCAACATCTGTTGGATCTGGTCTTTCGTATGTAGTACCATCTGGTAAATCTACAACGATGTTAGTTTGTCCAACTACTGAATCCCATTCTACTTGTGCATCAAATAATGAACAAAGTACTGGATCAGTATCACAGTTGACTTCTATTTTAAATTGATCTTCTGGTACAGGGTAAGTTGCACCGTTTTCTTCTTCAGTTAACACAAGTCTGGAAGTATCACTACGTCCAGTGTCTTGGTCTATAAAAATCCAAATCTTATCAGGCCCATTGTATTTTGCATTTGCGGTTTTGCCGTCTGCATTTGTTTGAGCAAGATAGTCATCTGGAAGATTATAACTAAAGTCTTTTTCTATAATTGTATTTGGCATTTATATTTCTCCATTATCCTTTAACTATAACTCACTTTAACTGCACCTGCTTGTCCCCAGCCGCCCCAGCAACATGGTTCTCCGCAAGCCGCTCCACCACCGCCGCCACCACCTGGGAAAGCCGCTAAACAGTTGAAACACGCACCAGTGTTGGTAAAGTTACCCGCACACCAGTCTTTAGTTCTTCTTGAAATACCAAACATTGCAGGACCTGTTACAAAGTTCCACATTTGGTTATGACAATACTGACTTCTTTTTGAACTTCCTGTAATTTGTGGAAGTCCCCAATCACCTGTGCCACACTGCCATACAAATGATGGGTGACAAGTGTATGCATCAGTAAAGCAACATGCTTTACCTCCACAACCACCTGGTGCACAAGTTGTTGGAATACTTGAACCAGTAACAAAACTTGGATAGCCGTTTCCGCCTATACATCCGTGACAGCAACATGTAGTTGAACCGCCTGCACAGACTGTATATTGACATCCTGCCGTAGTTTGTATTGTTCTGATTGCGTAAGATCCGCCTGCCGCCGGTCTATTCGGGAACTGACAACAACATCCGCCGTGTCCGCCACCGCCTCCGCCCCATAACTCAAAAGTTATGTTTACTTTGCTGGCTGGTACAGTCCATAGACAACACCTGCCACCGTTACCGATGCCCGTACTATCATTCCAAACCCAAAAGTTTCTCTGTACGCCTGCTTTGACTGGCTCAACGTCTGAAAGAAAATTACGTAATGTTGACATGTTATTCTTTTCCTATTATCTTACGTTCCACTAATAATCCAGCCGTACGTTGCACCTGTGTAAACAAGTGTTACTGCTGAGTTATTAATATCTAATGTTAAATCTTCGCTTAAATTCTGGATCTTCGCGCCGTTACGTCCTACTGTTAAGTTTGCCGCGGCAAACGCTCCTGTTACGTCGACAATCTGAACTGTATCGTTTTCTAACAAACTTGTACTAATTGGTAGGGTTACCGTAAAGCTCCCACCTGTACAAAGAATTCTGTCATTAACTTCAGCCTGATAAGTCGTACTAACGGTTTTGAGTACAGTACCAGCGGTTCCAGTTGTAGTTATGTATCTTCCCATTGTTTTATCCTTCTATATGTATTTATGCCGCAGTCTCAATACCGAACGCGACTGCACTAACATTTCCTGAACTTGATCTAATGACCAACTTCTTCCCTGCGTCCATTACTATCCCCGATCTCTCAAGTACACCGTGTGCCAAGACTTCCGTCTCCCACTCTATATACTCTGCGCCTGTTGGGGTATCAGCCGCCGCAACTGCCATTTGCACACCAATTGCTTGATTTCCTCTATTACACACCGAACACGTTACAACTGCATAGTTGTCAGTTGGCACAGTATATACGGTAGTGTTAGTTCCAGCGACCAAATCGCTCGCTCCTAATCTTCCTGTTGCCATGGTTTAATCTCCTTTATCCCATCAAAAACATATTTAGCGCCACAGGTGCACCATCAACTCCACCTTGGAAGTTAAATTGTGCTTTGACGTTAATCGGAACTACTGTAGTTGTAGTAATTTCCTGTCCGGAAATCTGTACAAGACCTGCAATAATTTGGTTAACGTTAAGAGTGGATGCACCACCACCAATCTGTGACGTGATATATGTTCTAATTGCTCTTTGTGTTGGTACAATACTGTCGCTGTTCGCGGCAAATGTACCATCGGTGCTAAATTCGTTGACTGTAGCACCTGTGTTACCAAGTGCAATATTACCCAATGACAGTTCTTGCAATCCACTAATGTTAAATGCATCAGCGTTAAGTGTCGCAACACCTGTTGACTGTTCAACGTTAAACAGTCCACCTACTCTAAAGTTACCATCTTGGTCTGTTGACGTAAAGAATACTCTTCCGCCTCCGCCTTCAACGGCTTCACTTGCTGGAACTGGGTCCTGCAATGGTAGGTTTGGATAATTTGTATTTGTAAAGTTACCTGTACCAATGTCTAAGAAGTCATGTCCTGTTAGACGTACTTGTGAGTATCTTAATCTAATCTCTGAACTTTCTGTATGCACTGGGGCATTGTCTACTGGAATGTTTGGACTTACTTGCAACTGTGCAGTAAATGGTCCTGACGCTCCACCTAATAAATTTGTTATAGCAACAAGTTTGTAAAACACTGTTGGCTGATTTGCAAACACAACGTTTGAACCAGCTCTTGGTGTTGTGTTTAATCCTGATACTTGGACAAACTTACCACTTTGTAAGTTATCCATAAATCCACCACCATATATTACTTTACCACCAGTTGTATATGTACCTTGTGCTGTTGTATCAAGTGTTTCTGTTAATGTTGGATTTTTGTAAAGATCAAAATTGTCTGCATCAATAACTTTTACAAAATAAGTTGTTGGATCAAACAATCTAATCATTCCTAATACTTCTTTAATGTTTACTTTAGTTCCATCTATTGTAATACCATGTGCTGTTGCTGTAATTCTACATGGGTTAGCCTTAGATGCTCCTGTAATAGTTTTCTCAATAGTTGTTGCAGTAACAAGTGCTGTTGCAGTATCAAATCCATCACCTCTACCTGCGTTAGTTGCACCAGCAAATGTTGGCTGACCTAATACACCGTCACCAACTCTAATTTCAAATGGTGCTTCAATAGTGTTGTTTGGATCAGTAATTGTCATTGTTACTGAACTGTCATAACCTTGTCCTGGCTCAATAATTCTAATTTGATTAATTTTTTCATCTTGTACTCTACATCTACCAATTGCTTGAACACTTGTACTTGAACCGTCACCAGTTGGTGTACTAAATGTTAGCCTTGGTTCAATTTCGTAAGTTGTAGTACTGTCAAGTAATGATACAATCGCTTCGCCAATAATGTTATCCCAACCTGGTGTACCATCTGAGTATTTTCTTACTGTTGCAACTTTTGTACCTGCATTGTATGAATCAATGTAAGCGTATTGTCCTGTTCCTAATCCTGAAACAATCCAAATAGCCATTCCTGCAAGTTCGCCTGATGTATTTGTATCAGTGTTTGAAATTGTAATCTGTGTTGCATTACCAATCTGTGCCGCGTTACCTGCTGTGTTGTAATCTTTACCACCGAAGTTATCACTTGTGTTAAGCAATCTTACTTCCATGATTCCGCCTGTTCTATATGTCGGTGTTACAGTTCCTAAACCAAAACCGTCGCCAGTAATAGTAATGTTTGCATTACCGCCGTTAGTATCATAATCTCTACCAGCATTTAAATACTCCACTGCTATGACTCTTGCCGCGTCAGTCATTACCTGACCAATTTGAGCCTGTTTATCTTTATTATCTGTGTATGCAAGGATTGGAACTTCAGTTGAATCAACTCCTTCAGCGACAGCACCAAATGTACCATATGAACTGTTACCGTTCGTAGCACGTATCTTACCGCCGTTCTCTGCAAGGTATCCAATGTGTCCGTAGTATGAGAACACGGAAACAAGTTCTGTTCTACCTAAGTTTGTACACCATACACCAATACCATCTGATAGTACCTGTGTAAAGTCGTTAGCAACGATAGAATCGTTACCACCTGCGTGTAAGTCACCGTCAATTTTTAATCCAACACAACCTGTACCAAAGTTTGTTACGTTTTGTACATAACAAGATTTGTTAATAATCCAAACATCTTTGTGTGCAGTACCCCAACCTGGATCTAACGATACATAAGACCCTGCTGTAGGACGTTGAGTTCCGTAAGTGTTTACTGAACCAAGTGTACCACTTAATCCAATTAGTGTCATGTTTCTAATACCAGTACCATTACGTACATAGAACATGTCGTTTAGTGTTGAACCGTTTGCAGAGTTAATATATAGTTCTGCGGCTCTCAAACCTTTGTAATTACCTGTGTAAATTATGTCATGCTGTATTGCTTCAATGTAACGTCTAACATCACGTTTACAAGAATTTTTAAGTGCAGTTGTAAAAGAGTAAGCAGGGTAATCAATTGAAATTTTACTAACTACTTCTTCAACTAAGAATTCTTTGTTTGCTTCAAGTCTAATAACTGCGTCAGTGTATCCTGCTGTCTTAACAGGATCGTTAACACCTGCAAAAGCAACATCTGAACCGTTTGCATTTAATACAAAGTCAATTTTATTTTTAATTGCTGTAGCAACTCCTGCCGCCGCTGTACCTGCCGCACTTGAACCTGCTGGTGCCGCAACGTCTTGTGCTTTAACTGCTGGATATACTTTAGTACCTAATGAACAAGTCCAAGTAATACTTGAAACCTGTACAACATCAGTTGCCACTGCACCGTGTGCCGCGTCTGTTGTTATTGATACTATACCTGTAACATTATCGTAAGCGGCCGCTGTAACGTTTACAGTAGTTCCGCCAAATGTAACTGTACCTCCACTTGTATAAGTGTGAGCATAACTGTTTGCACCTGTCATTATATCTAAAGTAGTTGCTGATGCATTAGATGCAAGTACAACAAAACTGGTTTGAGTACTTGTTACTGCTGAGTTTGTAATAACATTATCTACAATGCTTGCCAAGTGTGTAAGTCCTGCTAATGAATATACACTATCACCTGAATTTGTTAATTGTCCTGCTGGTGAAATTTTAGTTGAACGTAGTTCGTCACCAACCACAGCACAACCTTGTGGTACAACCATCGGAAGTACTTCGTTGAACTGTCCTGTCTTAACAAAAAGCGTGTCGTTTGCAACTAATTGTGCTGGGACTCCAGTTGTATTGCCTGCGGTCAAAGCCGCTGTAGCAACAGCTCTAAGAGCGTTTAAGACGCCTTGTGCTTCAGGTTCTTCAGTTAGTGTAGAATCTGTTATACGTAAAGTTGGAGTAGCAACACTTCTTGCCGCTTGGTAATCTGTTGCTGGTGCATCTTGTGTAATTACATCATCAATTAATGTTGTAATAAATGTAAGTGCCGCCGCAAACTCTGCTGTAATACCATCGTTGCTTACATAGTATTGATCCGCCGCACTGTCAAAGTATGCAAGTGTTTCTAATCTTGTTCTCTTGTTACCACCATGTGATAAATCCCAAGCAAGTGCATCAATAAATGTACCTATGTCTCTACGCCAGTCTGCCGCAGTGTAAGTAAATGAACCTGTGAATGGACTAACTGATCCAACAATTTGTGTATCAACCCAACTTATAACTTCGTCTTGTATAAATGGTTTATTTCTTTTTAATAATTTTGTTGCGTTAGGTTTTCTTGCACCTTTTTCAATTTGCTGTAAACCAAACTGTACAGTTCTAAAAGGTTTATCAAGTGTAACACCTGCCGCTGGAACATCTGCATCAACTCCATCAAGTGCAGTATAATAAACTGCATCAAGTTGACCAAAGAATGACCATACTGGGTCTGTTCCTGTTTCGTTAACTTTTAATACTTGTCCAGGTTGACCAACTGGTAATCTTGTCGGACCTGATCCACCGTAGTAAACAAGGTCACCACGTGTAGTTAAGTTACCTGCTTCAGCACCACCATTTAATAAATTCCAAAAGTTACCTGCTGTATCTTGGTCTGGTCTATTTTGACCTGCACCAACTTGTTCTGAAGTATGTGGAGCAATACAAACATATGAGTTAACATCGTTAATACCTCTAACAACATCACCTTTGTCATAATAAGTTGCGTTTGCCCAAGCATTCTTCCAGTATAAACCTTCGTTAAGTTTATCCCAGTAAACTGCATCTGGTGGTCTGTTACCTGTACCATCTGCAAGTGCAATAAATGTCCAACCTCCAAGTCTAACTACATCGCCGATCTTATAAGCCGTTGCGTTATTGTAATCACCTGTGAAAGAAAATCCTGTTGTAAATAAATCCCAATCACTTGCATTGTTGTATGGAATAATATTAAAGTTGTTTGTTTTTGAAACGTAAGTGTAACCACCATAAGTAACAACGTCACCTGGTTGGAAGTTTACATTGTTCTGCCAACTGTCTTCAAATTCTAATCCTGGAATAAAGATAGACCATTTTGCTTCATCAGCCGCAAGTGTTGCACCTGCTGTGTGGAACGTTCCACAAATCCATAAGTCTGAACCATACTTAACAACATCATTGTTTTTGTATCTTGTTCCTGTTACCCAGTCACCTAAGTATTCAATACCTTTGTGTAAGTAATCCCACTTGGCTTGATCTTCTTCAAGTCCTGCTGTGTTATCAGCGCCTGCTGTATGTCCAGTGTTACAAACATAAACTTGTCCACCGTAACGTACAACGTCACCTTTTTTGTATCTTGTTGTTGCAATCCAAGCGTTTAACCAAGTTAAACCATTTGCAAATAAATCCCATTTAGTATTGTCTAATTCTAATCCGTCACCTACTGTTGCACCAGATGTATGTGCTTCTGTACACAAGTACATAACACCGCCATAACGAACAATGTCATTAACTTTATATCTTGTTGTAATACCCCAGTCACCTAACCAATCAAATCCTTCACAAAATAAATCCCATTTAGATTGATCTAATTCTAAGCCATCTGATGTTGTTGATGCTGATGTGTGTCCTGTATTTGCAATATATAAGTAGCCGCCGTACTTAACAATATCATTAGGTTTGTAAACAGTTGATAAAGCCCAATTACCTTTCCACTCGTTACCATCTGCCATTTTATCAAAATTAGCAATTTGTGAGTCGAAGTTGGAACTTATATGACCAATATTAACAATATATGTACGACCACCGTAGCGGACTACATCATCTTTGAAGTATTCTTTGGCAGTGACCCAAGATCCCTTCCAAATAAACCTGATTCTACCTAATTTAAATTCAGCCATTGTTATTTCCTAACGTTACATTTATATTTATCATATCTGTTATTTCCCGTATCCCATTTCTTGCGGTGTTGTAGGATCGCCCTCATCTACAAGACCAAAGTTTGTAGCGCCGCAGAACATACTGTGAGCCGCCATGTCACCGTCAATTGATTTTTGAAAGTTCATTTGGGTAGTAACATTGATTTTTCTACCTGCTTCTGAACTAATTTTACGTCCTTGAATACGCACTTCACCAGCGATCACTGCGTTAACGTTAACGTTAGTACCACCACCACTAATTCTACTGTCAACATATCCTGCAATAGCCCGTTGTGTAGGTACAATTTCGTTACTGTTTGCAGTAAATGTTGTATCAGTACTAAATTCTCTAATAACAGCATTTGTACCACCAAGTGTAACACCACCTAATCGTAATTCACTTAATCCATCTAACTCAAAGTACGATGCGTTTAGTGTAACAATACCAGTTGCCTGTTCAACTGTAAATAATTCACCAACCCTAAAGTTACCATCCTGGTCAGTACTTGTATAGAATACTCTACCACCACCTTTGTTTTCAGTTTCTTGAAACTCTCTTACATCGTAACCTTCAATTGGTGTTAGTAACGGATACTGTGAATTGTATAAATTACCTTTACCAATTTCTAAGAAGTCGTGTCCTGTTAATCTTACCTGTGAATATTTCTGCCTAATAGTTAAAGCAGTTTCATGTTCTGGAGATTCTGCTCTATCAATGTTTGGAGTAATACCAAGTGTTGCTGTAAAGTTTGGTGCACTTCCTTGAACATTTGTAATAGTTTGTACAGCATAGAACACATCATTAATACCATCAATATATAAGTTATCACCTGGTCCAGGCTCTCTTGTTAAATCTTTAACTACAATACTTGTACCAATTTGATACATGTCTGCATAACCATCACCTTGAACAGTAACACCAATATTAATATAACCTGTACCTCTGTTTGTAAATTCAACTTGTCCAACACAACCGTCTGCCATTCTAACATTATAGTAAACGTCTCTTGTATTATCTGGATCAATAATTGTCATTGTTGGAGGAGTTGCTCCGTATCCTGATCCAGGTTCTTGTATGAAGAACGTAAGTAATTTACCACCACTTGCTCCTAACACAGTTGCTCTTGTTGTTGCACCTGTTCTTAAAGTTGTTAATGATGAAATAGTTCCGCCTGTTAATGGATAAAATATAGGACCTGTTGTTGTTGCTCCTGGAAGCATTCCTGAATATGATCCACCTAATGAAGTTTTACTTGTCCAGTAAACACCGTCATCTGATTGAACAACTCCTCCACTTGCACTAACACCTAAGAATACACCTTGATTGTAATTAATAAAAATGTTATCAGCAATGTCAGTATTGTTTCCCGTAATCCATACAGTACTTGCAGTTGCTATTGAAGCGTCTGTGAAACTGTGGAAAAATTTATTGTTAACTGTTGAAATATCGTTTGGTGAATCATATGTTGATGCAACAAATTTACCTGCGCCAAACACAAGATCACAAACATCATGTTGGACTTCACCAATGTTTGGTCCATTTACCCATGTAGCACCATCGTCAACACTTTCCCAAGTATCGCCTGATTCGTTTGCAGTAATCCATTTACCATTGCCATAAGCAAGGAATTTTACGTTACTAACACCCGCTGTAACTTCTGTCCAGTTACCGCCGTCATTAGTACTTCTATAAATTTTATCTGTTCCTAATCCAATAGCACAAATAACATTATTACCTATTTCAATTTTATTAAATGTAACTCCGTAACTTAATAAGTTAGTTGCAGAATCTCCCCAACTTGTTCCGTCATTGGATTGTTTAACTCTACCATTACCGTCAACTGCAACAAATTGTGTGTTACCTTTAACAACTCCAATGTAAGTTAAATCTTGATATGACGGTGATTCAGTAAATGAACTTCCATCATCTGTATATACAATACTATTTGTTCCTACAATAACAGTTCTTTTGTTACCACTAACAATCCCTTCAGCACTATCAATTGCCGCACTGTTGCTTGGAAGTGTTGCATTGTTTTGTGTAAATTGTGGACTTGTAAATGTTAATCTTGGTGTAATTTCATAACGTGTAGTTTCATCTAACACTGTTGCAATAGGCTCACCTGGAAGATGATGTTCCCAACCCGGACCATCGTCAATACATCTTGCTACAGTCATTGTTTTATCACCTGCGGATACTGAGTCAATAGTATATGTAACATTGCTACCTGTACCGCCAATTGCCGCCGCTTGTATAGTAATAATATCAGCAACTTGATTCTTAGTACCTACGCCTGTAATTGCTATTCCAACAAGTCCTGTTGCATCAATACTTACTGTAACTGTTGGTGGAGTAGTATCTGCTCTACTACTTGTACCTAATATGTCTGTATATACACCTTCAGTAAGTGTTGCATCTTGTCCACTTGTTACTGTTGTTGTAATTGCACCACCGTTGTTCCAATCATAACTTGTGATGTAAGCGTATTGTCCTCTACCTTCACCTTCAATAATTGTAATTAATTTGTTTAGGTAGTATGCTTCGTTGTTAACATCTTGGTTAGCAATTTGTATGCTTGTTGCATTACCACCTTGTGCTCTGTTGTTAGCATATGTATATCCGTCACCACCTGCAAAACTTGAGTCACCTGGATCAGTAACTCTAATTTCTTGTACTGAACCATCTCTAAATTCTGTTAATAAACCTGTTGCTCCTGATCCTGAACCAGTAACTGCTACTGTACCATTTGTGTAATGTGTACCAGTTGTAGTATATCCAACTGCAAACAATTTGTTTTCATCGTTGTATACTTTACCTACTGTTGCTTCTGTCGAGTAGTTGTCTACTTTAGCACTGATTGGAGTTTCGTTAGAGTCAAATCCTAATGCAACCGAACCATATTCACCATATGAGTTGTTACCGTTTGTAGCACGTACTTTTCCGCCTTCAGTACACAAGTAACCAATATAACAATAATATGTAAACACTGATACAAGTTCTGACAATCCGTCTGCGTTACACCAGTAACCAATACCGTCTTGTATAATTTGTGTAAAGTCATTAGCAACAATAGATTTGTTACCGCCGTTGTGTAGTGTTCCGTCAACTTTCATACCAACGCATCTTAATCCAAATGTTGAACAGTTTTGTACGTATGTTGATTTAGTTGTTACCCAAACACTTGTATCGTCTGGACCAGTACCTGGATCAAGTGCTACGAATGCATTACTTAAACTTGCTAATTCTCCGTCTGATGTAACTCTTTTAATTAAGTTTTCATCTGCTACTGTAAACTCACCTTCAAGTCCTGACATTGTTAAGTTTCTAATACCACAACCGTTTCTAACACGGAACATGTCATTACCTTTAGTTTCAACAGTTGCTACTACTGATGTTGAACGTAATTCGTCACCTACAATAGCAACATCTTTTGGAACAGTAATTGGACAAATTTCTTCGTAACGTCCTGTTTTAACAAGTATTGTTGCTGGTGCTCTTGTACCTTCATCTTCTAAAATATATTGTGTAGCATACTTAATTGACTTAAATGGAGATGTTGCTGATAGTCCTCTACCTGCACTGTTAGCGTCAACACCGTCTGGAGAAACAAAGTAAACTTTTTGTGTTTGCTCTAATGATTCCCAATTTAAATCTGTGTCTGCTTTAACTTTAAGTGCATCACCTGGATTGTTAATTCCTAATCTTGCAGTGTTTGTTGAACCATGAGTTCTAATGTCACCGTAATATTGAAGTACGTTTGTGTTACCACCTTCAACAACTGTTGTCCAAAAATCTTCTTGTGTGTAATCAATGTCTAAGTCTGGTCTTGATCCTGATGTACTTGCACTATGTCTCTTAATACAACGATATAGTGTACCAACATATGTTACAATATCACCTAACATATATTCGTTGGTTACTGGAGAAGCATTTACTAATACTGTTTCTGCCCAGTTACCTCTAAACCTGTCACCATCAATTAGTGTTTGCCAGTAGTTGTCTGAATATTCTGTTGTTAATACAGCATCGCCATACATACCACTGTGTGCGTTACATACAAGATAGTTTGATTTGTATGCATCTCTTGGTACAACGTACTGTACATATCTTTCAGTTGCCGCGGCAAATCCTGAAACGTATGCCGCTAAGTCTGCAACTTGTGTTCCGTCTAACCACCATGTTTGACCATTGCCAACATAGTTATATTGTCCACCTGTATGGTGACCATTTTTACTTGTGCTAATGTATAATGCATGTGTAAGGTTAGATGCATCGTTTTGATAAAATCTATAAGTGTTTTCTTCTTTTAACGTTAATGGTCCTTTCTCAGCACCGTTAACATAATACACATTTCCACTACCTGGGTTACCAACTGTGATTGTAACATTAACTGTTGTCTTAACATCATCTGGTTCTGTACCTACGTTATCTCTAAGTGCATGGTATAACCAACCACCAAATCTTACAATATCACCTGTTCTATAAGCGTTAGCGGCATCCCAATCTGTTGCAGTTTCTCTTAAGTCTGGATTTTGATTATACTGTGAACCTAATCTGTAACCTTGTACAGTTAATTCCCAGTCACCAGTGTCTTGAGTAATTCCGTTTGCACTTGGAGCACTATTAGTATTAATTGTTAATGCAGTATAAGTGTAACCACCGTAACGTACAACGTCACCTGGCTGATAAATTTCTGAATCAAGCCATTGTGTTTCATATTCGTAACCTGGTAACCAGATACTAAAGAAACTTTCTGCAAATGTTACATCTGAATTATGTCCTGTAGTACAATACCACATTGTAGGTCCAAACCTTACAATGTCACCAACTTTGTATTTTTCTCTTTTAGAAAGTGTTTGGTTTCCTGTTCCGCCTGATGCATTTCTATTATTTCTATTTGCAAGTGCATCTTCTTTGTTAAAATATAATTTAAGACTGTCGCTGTCAACAATTCTTACATAGTAGTAAGTGTTTTCAACAAGATTGTCTGCTTGTGTACCGTCTGTTGTGTACTGAACTAAGTCGCCGTTGCTCATAGCGTGACTTGTTACTGTAAGTACACCTGTTGCTATTGATTCAACTGCTACATCACGTTTTGCAATCCAATGCTGTTTATAATCTATACCCGAAAGTAAAGTTTCCCATTTAGTTTGATCTTCTTCTAACCCAAGACCATCGTCATTTGCACTCAAATGTCCAGTTACACAACGATAAACCATTCCGCCGTATCTCACTAAATCATCTGCTACATATCTTACTCTTGGTGCCCAGTTGTATTTCCATTGATCGGATCTTGTTACAATTTCCCATTTAGTAGAGTCTGCTTCAAGACCTGCAACAGTAGTTGAACTTGTATGTTCTTGTGTTGCAATATAAACTACTCCACCATATTTTACAGTATCGCCAATAGCATAGTTTACTTGTGGTAACCATTCGTATAACCAATTCTGATCAGCAACCATTAATTTCCAATTACCAAAATCGCTATCGCCTAATACACCTTGCTCTTCAATGTTAATGTATGAACCTTTGTCTTCACTGTCTACAGTTCTGTCAAAGTACCAAATTTTATCTGGAGCATCTAATGGAACTGTCCATCTAATAGTTCTACTTGAAGCACTTGCAAAGTTACTTAGGTATGCTGAAAGTGTAGTTATAACACCGTCAATGTAATATGTAATTCCGTCTGTGTAATAATCTACAAGGGCAGTATCTGCATTGCTACCATCTTCGTAAACACTAAATCCTAATGGGTGTGTTTGTCCACCGAAGTTAATATTTGTTGCTTCTGTTTGTGAAAATTCGTATGTAGTACCTTTTTGAAAAGTTAAAATATTTTTCTCAGTACCATTTAAATAAATTGTACCTGTAGAAGATTGTCCTCTACCTGTTGCAAATGTACTACCACTATCATAGTCAATTGTTACTGCTATTGTAGTAGTTGTACTTGGAACAGTGTATGTTGCAGATGTGTGTCCGATGATTGCTGAGTAAACTTGTCCACCATAACGAACCATGTCGTTAACTCTATAATAGTAGTTAGGTTTCCAATCACCAAGCCACTCATAACCGTCAGTCATTTGTGTCCACTTAGGTAATGTTGCGTTTAAGTAATCAATATAAAAGTCTGGATCAGAAGTATGTCCGTTTAAGCAAACAAACGTTTTACCACCATAACTTACAATGTCATCTTTAATATATTGTGTCGATGTAAGCCAAGGACCTTTCCATCTAAAGCGGATTCTATCAAGTTTAAATTCAGCCATTATTTCTACTTTCCTGCATGTTCATATTGTATTTAACCATTATGGAGATACCCCATCTGGAAAATCATAATTTTGATTAATTCTAACTATTAAGTTTCCTTCGTCGTCAACATAATAAATTAGATTTCTATCGTCCCATCTAAATTGTTCGTAACGTAAGTTGGTGTATGATGTGTTATGTTCCTCATCTCTACCTTCAAAAAACTCAATTCCTCTTTGGAAATCTGGATAGTTCTGTTCTGGATCTCCTGGTCTATTCAATTGCACACCGTCAGTTGCTTTTAACTGATCTGATTTGACCAAATACAAGTCGCCTTCATCTGTTCTACGTAATCCGTAAAAGAATCTACTTCCCTTAACTGATTTAAGTAGTGTTCCTACTTCTGTACCTTGATAAAAACTTGCCATTCTCTAATCCTTACGCAATGTTAATAACATTACCCATGTTGCTGTGTGCAGTACATTGATAATATAATGTTGACGGTGCATCCATCGGTACTACAAAAGTAATAACCCCTGTTGATGCTCCGTTGTTTAATACTCCGCTACCGTATGCTCCGCCACCGTTTGAAACTCTAATTTGTAAAGGATGACCGCCACCACTTTGATTATTAAAGTAATATGTCTGTCCTTTTTTCAAATATAAAACCGGATCATTAGTTGTAGTTGGAAATCCAGGACCTGTAAATGTGTAGTCTGAAGTTCCTGCTGAACCAATAGTCCAAGTTGTTGCTGGACCGTTCTGCATAACATAACTTGTTCCGTTGAATCCAAGTGTGTAACCAACTAATACGTTTGTTGTAGAAACATCTGTTAATGCATTAAGTGTCGTTGCACCAACTGTCCCATCGTAGTTAATTGTTAATGTGTTACCTGTAACTTCAGTTGCAATACTTGTACCACCTGCTATTGTAAGTGTATCTGTTAATCCTGTTGCCGCTACTGTTCCTGTGTCACCTGTAAATGATTCAAATAAGTTTTGGTCTGTTGATTGATCAACAACAAACTCTAAAGCATTTCCTGCCGCGTTAACTTTAACAAATCTATTTGCCGCTCCTGTAAATGCACTTGGAGTATCAGATAAGTTTAAGAAAGCGCCAGCAAATAATGATGGCTTGTTAGTAAAGTTAGTGTAGTCTAAGAAGTATGCACTATCAAATCCGTCTAATGTATCAGCGTCTGTTCCACTACCACCTGATGTAATATCAGTTCCTGGTGCCCATTGTGCGCCATCCCATTTAAGAACATCACCTGTGCTTGCCGCTGAACTTGAAACATCACTTAATGAACCAATTGTAATACCACTAACTTCTGATGCTGTAATTGATGTTGAATATTCTAATGCTGTTGCCCCAGAGTTAACTCTTACAAGATTACCACCGGCCGCTGTAAAGTTATTTGGAGTATCTGTTAATGCAACAAACGAAGTAGAGCCTCCTCCACCACCGCCTGCGCCTGGTGCAAATTTTCCACCTGATGCACTCCATACAAGAACTTGTCCATCATTAATACCTGTTATATCAACATCTGATAAAGCACCAACGCTTGTAGTAGTATCTAACATCTTAACCCAGGCATTACTATGAGCGTAGTAAACTGCCGCGTCTGCTGTAACTTTTGCTAACATACCATCGTAGGTTGTAGGACTTGGTAGGTCTGCAAATGTTGGATATAAGAAAGTAACTTTGTTACTTCCTGTTACTGTACTTGGATATGAATTAAATACTCCGTTTGTAATAACGTCAAGTACTGATCCGTCACCTAATGCTGTATATAACTCGTTAAAGTTATTATTAATTTTCGTAGCGCCTGCTCTAAGGTTATCACCTTGTCCATCATTTGGTAGAACACCTACGTTTACTTGTTGTTTGCTCATTTTATCTCCTACTCCTACGTTTGATCAAATGTAAAGTTGTTGTTATCAAGCGTTATACTTGTATTGTCAAATTCTTTGTCGCTGTCAATGATTGTTATAGTGTCGCCAGCATATTCAACTGCGCCATCTGCAAGACCTTGGTTAATTCTTACAACTAACTCACCGTCATCATTAACATAATAAAATAAATTAGCGTCATCCCAACGAAACTGTTCATAGTTTAAATTCTTATATGTCAAGTTATGTGATGAATCTCTACCTTCAAAGAACTCTGCGCCTTCGTCAAAGTCTGGAAAGTTGTCTACTGGATCACCTTGCTTGTTAACTACTATAGTATCTTCCAAACTTAATTGGTCTAACTTACCTAAAAATAATTCACCAGCGTCTGTTCTACGTAGTCCATAAAAATATCGTTCACCAAGATTGTCTTCAATGGTTTGCGTTATTGTTTGTCCTATGTTAAAAACTGACATATTACACTATCTCCACATAACTCATTACAGCATCTAAACTTGCATCAATGTCTGATACTACAGATATTGTATTGTCTGCCGCAATAATAATTTTTTCACCACCGTTCAAAACTTTCATAGTTGAGTTTGGTGGAAGCAACACATCTTTTAAATAGAATGCTTCAATTGATGTGTCGTCTGCAATTAAAACACTTGTACTTACAACAGATTCAGTTAGGTTGGCTAAAGATAATCCAACAACTGTTGCTGTTGTACTTGGTCCAGCGGAGTAAATCGGAACTTTTACTTTTCCTATTTCTTTAACTGCTTTATTTCTAAAAAATGTTGCCATCTTATTTTCCTATTATCCTATTGTTACTGCCATTTTAATAGCAATTTCTTCTGCGTCTTGTGCTGATACAGCACCTGAACTACCTGCTACTGAAACCCACTGCCCTGCTTGGTCGTAAATTTCAACTCTATCGTCTTGCGTATTAAAACGCATCATGCCTGTCTCCGGTGTTGGGTGTCTGTTTAGTAGTGTTCCTGTCGGAATAACAAAACCACCCGTTCCTTCAATTTTGAAGTAACCATCACCTGTTTGTGCAAGTGTGGTAACAGCGCCGGCTACAGTATTAGTTATCGAATTTGCGTTGAATCCAAAATTTTCTACAATAACTTTACCAGTTCCGTTTGCTAAAAGGTTCAAATCGGCGTTTGTAGTAATGGTTCTTACAGTATTTCCTTCAATTTCAATGTCATCAACTAATAATTTGGCAACATTGAACCTTGTTGCGTTAGCATCAGCAACTAAATTTCCTTGTGCATAAAATCGTAGTGTGTCATCGTCTGCACCTGGAGTTAATTCTGCTGTAATATAAGTATCTTGGTCATTGTCACGTACACCGTTAAGAGTAATCCATGCTCCGTCATAACCTTCAAACACATCTGTGTCTGTGTTGTAACGTATCATACCATTTACTGCTGTACCTGGACGTTGTGCTGTTGTACCTTTTGGTATTGTTAATGAACCTGTTGAATCAATCTTAACTGTTTCACTTCCTGGATCAAGAACTATGTCACCTGGCGCTGAAATAATATTAGTTTTAAAACTTAAATCGTCTACAACAATACTTCCTGTACCACTTGCACGTAATTCTAAGTCTTGGTTTGTGTTAGTTGTTTGAATAACATTCGTATTAATATTAATATCATCAACTTGTACTTCTCCTGTATGAACTTTCTTCCATTCATAACTTGAAGTACCTAAGTCATATGTTCCATCTTGACTTGGTACAAGGTTACTTGCAATACCTGCCACAATGTTAATACTATCACTTGCTTCATCACCAATTGTAATGTTACCACCTATTGTAACATCTCCTGTTACATCTAAGTTCCCTGTGATGTTTACATTGTCTGCAAAATTAATAATACCATCAGCACTGTCGATATTTAAGTTTCCACTTAAACTTTCTACAGTGTTGCCACTTAATTTTGTGTTACCTGTTTGAATCTTGTCGCCATCAATAATAGTTGTACTTGTGCCAGTGCTAAATCTAACACTTTGTAAAGTATCAACGTTAAAGTTTGCGTTAGTAAAGTTAACAGTACCAGATGCTTGGTCAACATGGAATACATCACCAACTCTAAAGTCACCTTTATGGTCAACTGAACTAAAGTAAATGTTTGAATTATTTAATTTTGTAACTTCTTGACTTTGTACAACTGTTGAAGGATCATTATCAACTGCTTTACCGTTACCAATGTATGCAAGGTTCTGAGAGATAAGGTACATAACAACGCCGTTACCGTCGCCGTATATTCCATAGTTACCATAAACACATGCACTACCAATTGATCTAATCTCACAACCAAAGTCTGAGAAGTCAACAAGTTCCATTCCAGTTGCATATGCACCTCCACCAAAGCCAATTGTTTGATCTAAAATAGTTTCGTCATCAAGTGTTGTTGAAGTATCTGTACCGTTAAATCTTAATAACAATTTAGTGTTATTATCGTTTGCAACTTCGTTCAATGGTGGTGTATAAGAACCTGCTGTATATCTTGCACTGTCTGAAATTCTAAAGTCATCTACATAACCGTTCCAAGCATTTGAAGCATCATACACTGCACCAATAATAAATGGTTTACTTGTTCCAAGTGTGCTACTAAATGAATTATCACTGTCAACTCTTGTTCCGTTAACATATAAATTAATTGTATTACCTGAACGTGATACTGCAATATGTGTCCATGTTGTAGTTGATAACGTTCCGCCGGATAATATATCTGCACCGTTGTAATAAACTTTTACTGTACCGCCTACTTGATATATGTATAAGCCTGTGTCAGAAGCAGTACCGGCTCTCATATCAACTAATGATGTTGTACCTGTTACACTATTAGCATAAAAGTAACCTTCAATAGTAAAGTTTGCTGTTCCTAAACCAAAGTCAGGATCATTTGCAATACTGATATAGTCGCCAGTACCGTCTAATTGTAAACTACCAGTGCCGTATTTTTTAATTGTTGTATCTATTTGTGCTTGACCTGAAACAACTACTGTTTTTCCGCCACGTTCAAATTTAGTTTCAAGTCCAGCGGCATTACCATTTAAGTAAATGTAGTTTCCGTCCACTTCATTTACTGTTGCACTAATTACAGTTCCGCCTGCTTGTGTATATTGAAACACTTCAGACGCTGTTGGTGTTCCAACAAGTCCGCTTAATTTAATTTTAGTACGTCCTGTACCTTTTAATCCTGTAGAACCATTAATACCTTGCATCGCTTTGTCTGCAAAGTATACAAAAGAGTTTAACCATTCAACTCTTGCACCGTTAGTTACATATAATCCAACTGCTCCAGGAACAATAAATGTTACTGCATGGAAAAGCATTGATGCTTCTCTTGATCCTGCAACTGCTACTGCACCATCTACGTATGCACCACGTCCTGCATCTCCTTGATCAAACCCTCTTGGATCACTTGCACTTGTTACACTACCTTTTGTAATCACTGTTACGTTTTTAATGTAAGGTGATCTTGAAGTAACATTAAAGTTACTTGCAAATTTAAAAGCATAACCTTCGTCAGCAACACTATTATAGTAAAAGTCTTTAATTGACAAGTTCATAACACTTGTTTCGCCTTGTAATATAAAGCAGTCATTGTTATTTGTTCCAGCAGTAGGTGTAATGTTTACTGATCTAATGCCTTCACCTAATATTGCAACACCTGCTGGTACTGTTAACGGAAATACTTCTTCGTAATTACCAGGATAAATGTGAATAGTGTCTCCTGCTGTTGCAGAAGTTAGTGCTTTTGTAATAGTTGTGTATGGTGCTTGTGGGTGATCGCCAGCATTTGTATCGTTACCATTCTTAGCAACATAATAAATGTTGCCTGGTGTTGATGTTAAGTCTAAGTCTGACAATGTAATACTGTTTGCAACAACTGTTGTTGCTGTTACATCATCAAAGTAACCATGATTCCACTTTTTAGTTGAACTACCAATTGTATATGTGTTTGTTGTATCCGGTATTATATTACTTGCTATGTCGGCATTAATAGTGATAGTATCTGTATCGTCATCACCAATAGTAATATCACCGTCTGCACTGATGTTACCAGTTGCATGTAAGTTACCAGTAACATTTGTATTACCTACAAAGTTAATAGTACCTGTCCCGTTAGGACGAAATTCTAAGTTTTGATTAGTTCCTAATGTGCGAATTACACTGCCGTCAATTTCAATATCATCAATTTGTAATCTATCTTGGTAAATTACACTGTTTGGAGTTGCAATATTAAATTGACTTGCTGAAGTAGAGATTGTATTAGTACCACCATCAATTGTTATATTACCAATTGGTAGTGTTGTGTCTAAAATGTCTAAAGATTGTATCCTTGCTGAACCGTTTATATCGAGCTCGGCTGATGGTGTTGATGTCTTAATACCAATACGGCTATTATTAACATCTAAGTAAAGTAAGTCTGTTTCAAACGCTAAATCCACTCCTTGACGAAGCAAATTTGCCTTCAAAAGCGGACCAGATATACGACCAACTGCCACCTTTTTCTCCTATAAACGGGGATCCTGTCCCTCTACCCTGTCAGACAAATACTTGCCTCTATCGCTGGATAACCACGGTTTGTCCTGCAACGGCTTGGCCAGCCCTTCATTGCATTAATAGTATTTATCGTTTTTGGATATTAGCCTAAGATAAGGTTCCAAAGGAAGTTAATTGATTCGGCATATTCTTCAGTAACAGATTCACCACCACCTGCCGCTAAAACCCATATTGTTCCGTTGTAACTTTCAAGGTATCCACGCTGTGTATTGAAACGTGTCATACCTTGTGCTGGTGTTGCTGGTCGTTGTGCATCTGTACCGAATGGTACTACAAGTCCTTTGGTTTGATCAAACTTTAAGTATGAATAAATGTCTGCAAGACTAAATGTAAATGGTGTATTAAGTGTATTTGTAATAGTATTGTTTTTAAATGTAAGATCTTCCTGACCAATACTCCCTAAACCATTGGATAAAAACTGAATATCTGAATTAGGTGTAGCACTTGTTATTGTATTACCGTCAATTGAGAAACTATTTTGTGAATCAAGTCTATTTGTAGTTAATGTTAAATGATTAATTGTTGTATTAGCCGCATTTCCTGTTACTAATGAGTATTGATTGTTACTTAGGTCAATATATGTATCTCTGTCAGTGTCATATAAGCCGTCAAAACTAACATTACCACCACTATAACCTTCAAATATTCCTAATGAGTTATTGTAGCGTAAATCACCAACGTTATCTTTACGCTGTAAATTAGTACCTGTAGGAAGTCCTAAGTTATTAGTTGCTGACATAGTAAGATTATTAGTTGGTGCTAATGTAAGATCAGTAGTATACGATCCTAATATATTACTTCTTGCAGTAACATTGTCAAATACAACATTTGCCGAACCACTTGCACGTAAGTCTAAATCTTCATTTGTATTATTAACACTAATAGTATTTGCATTGAAATTAAAACTATCTACTGCTAACTCATTGAAGTAACCTTTCCTCCAACGTTTAGTAGATGTACCTAAAGTATATGTGTCTGTAGTATCTGCATATAAGTCTTGTGCAAAAGATGTAGTAAAGTCAACAGTATCACCTGGTTGATCACCAAGTGTTACAATATTTCCACCAAGTGTTAAGTTTCCTGAAACATCTACACTTGCCATTCTTGTATTTGTAAGTAACTCGTGTATGTTTGAAGGCGATGCAAAATTAATTGGTCCTGCAACAGACCTAATTGTGTTAGGAGAAAGAATTCTTAATGCTCCTGTTTCAACAGTTCCGCCATCAATAAACGTTGTATCTGCGTTTGAGCTTACTCTTAAACTTGAAAGTCCTGTAGCATCAACTGTATCAGCATCAATACTTGTTGTACCGTCTTTAAGATTTACAAAAAATGTATCACCAACTCTAAAGTTACCTTGTTGATCTTGTGATTGATAGTAAACTTTTCCGTTATTTAATTTTGTAACTTCATTTGCAACAATAGATTGTGTATTATCGTTTGTTACATTCTTTCCTGAACCAACATAAGCAAAGTTATGTGATATTAGGTATGCTAAACAGTCTGCTCCATCTACTTCAATACCCTTGTTTCCATATACACTTGCTGAACCAATAGATCTTATTTCTCCACCTTTAATTAATACACTATCACTACGCCATCTACCTGGACCATCTGCAATGTACATTGCTTTATTTGCAAAATATGCAAAAGAGTTTAGCCATTCAACCCTAACACCGTTAGTCATTGTAAGTGCATCAACACCTGGAGTAATAAATGTTACTGCATGGAATAACATACTTGCTTCATTTGTATCATGATCACAAACACTACCATCTACAAGTGCGCCTTTACCAGCATCGCCAGAATCGAATCCTCTTGGATCACTTGCACTTGTTGTTTGTCCTTGCGTAATTACTGTTACATTTCTAACATATGGGCTACGTGATGTAACTTTCATGTCACCTGCAAATCTAAAAGCATATCCTTTATCATTTGTGCTGTCATAAAAGAAGTTTTTAATTGTTAAGTCTTCAACAGTGCTTTCACCGTTCAATAAGAAGCAGTCTTCACTTTGGTTATCAGTGGTCGGACGTATCTCAACATTACGTAAGTCTTGGCCTTTTACTGTAACACCTGCTGGAACTTCTAATGGCCACTGTTCTTCATAATCGCCAGCCGCAATAAGAACAGTATCTCCTGCTGTTGCTCGACTCAACGCATACTTAATTGTTGCAAGTCTACCTTGTGGTGCAGTACCTCTATTATTATTGTCACCGTTAACAGCAACATACCATATGTTACCTTGTGAAAGTGTAACTTCAATGCCAGCAACTGTGATATTTTCTACACCAATATTATTTGTTACTGTAAAATCTTCTGTTTGTAAGTCAAAACGTTTAGTAGTAGTACCTACATTATAAGTTGAAGTAGTGTCTGGAATTAAATCACTGTCAATGTCTCCTAAAAACCTAACATTATCTTCATCACCTGTACCACCAATTAAAACATTTCCGTCAAATGTAATGTTACCTGTTGCATGAATGTTACCGTCAACGCCAACAGTTTGTCCTGCTGTAATAAGTTCGTTAGTACCTGCTCCTTGCGGAATAAAGTCTACATCAGCATTTGTAGTATGCGAGCCAATGTAATTGTTTTGTATGTCAACTGATGTTGTTCTAATACCGCCAACAACTACTCCACTACCTGCACCGCCGGCATGATTAATATTAATATTTCCTGAAGGAACACTTATCCCGTTTGGACCAAATGTAAAGTTACCAATGTTTAAATCATTAGTTATTGTTAAGTCTTGTCCGGCGCTTCTTGCTTTTAAAGTACCGTCAACTGTAAGATCCCTTGGCCTTGTTACTGTGTTAATACCAATTTTACCATCAGTATGACCTATGTACAGTAGATTAGTTTCTACTGAAAGATCTGCTTCACGCTGTAGATTGGCCTTTAATAACGGACCGGATATTCTTCCCAAACTCATAGTTAATACTCCTTAACTATATTTATTGGATTTACTTGTCGAAGTTATGTAGGACTGTTACGGCTTTGCCGTTTGGTACTGCTGAAAGGAATTTAATGTAATAACCGTCTGCATACGGACTATTTGGTCCTGCAAGGTTACCGCTTGAACTTTGTTCTAATGTGTAGTTTGTTACAGATAACTGTAAAACATTTTCTACAATTACTAATGCACTCTGTGCTGTTGCTGGCACCGGATAAGACGTGTCGTTAGCGTTAAGAGGCCCAAATACAGTTTCAGTACCATCGCCTGTGCCTAAACTTTGTTGTGTAATTGGTGTTGGTTCTTTAAGTCTAATCTCTTTCCAAACACCATTATCATAAAATTCAACACTGTTGTTTGTAGTGTTAAATCTCATTTGACCTAATGCTGGATATGCCGGACGATCTGCGTCTGCACCTACTGGAACTTTCAAAGCACTTTTAGATCTGATATCAACAGTTTGATCAGTATTATAAAAAATACCTACACCTCTATCGATTCCTCTATTATTGGTTGTTTGTGCTTTAAGAAATTTCATTACACTTCCAAGTAACTTACTGTTGCTGATAGATTATAAGGTGCTTGTCCTTCTAATATAATTCTATCACCAGCGCCTAATACCATCTTTTCTGTGTCAAACGTAAATGTGTCTGAACCTGCTACTCTTACTCTTTTTGCAATCTGTGTTTGAGCACCTACTGCAATTGATCCTGTGCCGCTTGGATTAGCAACTGCTGGAACAATGTATAAATCAAAAGTTGCATCGTTTGCTCCACTTAGGTCTTCTGCCGCTGTGTTACAAACCACTAAAGTTAAGATAGCATACTGAGTACTTGCTGGTACAGTAACTATTGCTTTTTGTGTATTGTCAATTAATATGTTTGCTAATGCCATGCTAATATTTATCCTTACAATAGATACCCAAACATAAGGGCTCTATTTCTACTAATTAATTCGTCTCGTTCGTTATTTGTATTTACGTAATATACGCCTGTATTGCCTGGGCCTTCTGACTTAGAATAAAGACTTACTCCGTCTGCTGGTGCTAACGGATCAACAGCAACATCATCAGTTCCTGGTGTTGTTGCAATATTTAAAACATCTTTAACTCTTACAGTACCTGTGCCTGGTGCTTCAAGTATTAAATCACCATTACTAACTGTTCCTGATATAGTTTGGTCTTTAATTCGTACATCATTTAATTCAATTCTGTCTGGAAAGAATGTTGATATAATGGAACTATCCATCATAAAGTCAACTCTACTTTGTCCGCTAATATCAGAAGCGTCTGTTACTTCTACTTGCGTATTACCGTCTGCAATTTTTCTAATTGCTAAATCGTTTAGTGTTGCATCAATAACTTCATCAACATATAATTTATTTGTAAGTGCATGATCATCGTCATTGTTTTTAATGCTGTTACTATATGTTACTGCTGATCCAACTATTTTAACTGTTTCGCCATTTGTGTCAAGGTATAAACTACTGCCGCCTGTTTGAATACTTGGCGCTCTAATACCTAAGTTGTTTCCAATTGCATCTCTAAATACAAATGTACCAAACACTTCTGTTGCTGGTGCGTTTGGATTTACATGTTCAATTGTTTCGTCAATTAAAAATAATGCGTCTTCTTTTGTACCTCTGTCAATTCTAATACCAGATGTTCCTTCACCTACTCCGGCACCTGTTTCGCCTTTGTTAAGTTCAATGATGTTATCTGAAATTTCTAAGTTTACAGTACTTACATTTACAGTGTTACCTTCAATAACAAGGTCACCTGTAACTCTTGTTTCGCCAGCACCCGATCCTGTGTCAAGACGTATAGTCCCGCCACTTTGCGTTTTTACTGTATAATCACCATTTGGTACACTTACATATTTTGACATTATAATTCCTTAAAAGTATGTAGGGGATTTCTCCCCTACAACATTTATTCCTTATGCGTTAGCAAAATCATCATCATCAGTACCGACTAATGTATCGTCGTCACCTGCTTCTTCAAACTGTACTGCTTTATCTGTGTTAGATGTACTAAAGTTCCATGCGATTGATGTTCCTGTTAATGCGTTTGCGCCTGTACCATCTGGTGAAATGATTGTTGCTTTACGTCCAGAGATTTTAGAAACTTGATAAGTTTCTGCGTCATCACCTTTAACAGTAATAGCCATTTCTGTACCAGTAAGTGCAGTTGCTAATTTGCCTGTTGTTAAGAAACGATCAAATTTATCATTTGGTGTACCGATAGCCGCTACACGAAACTTTTTAGATCCTAATTGCTTAACAATATAACCTTCTTTAACTGCTGTGCCGTTATGAAAGTCTACTTTGATTTCGTTGCCACCTGCTGTAGGTACTCCGAAAAACTTTTTATTTATTGGTCTTCCCATTTGTTTTCTCCTATATAAGTAGTCCTATCTGGGTTCTATCCAGTACGCTGTGGGTTAAACAGCATAAGTCCGCCTTGCGGCACACTATTTGACACAAGTATTTATCTAATAGACAAAACTGGAGAATATTTTGGCTTTGTTGCTATATTGATAAATTCACGTACAAAATCAAATTTTGTCGATAATAGATCAAATATTTCAATATCAAGATTTGTTGTAGCAATACTATAACTGCTTTTACCTATATTAGAATAGTAATCAACACTCAATCCGTATTCAGGAAATACACCTGTAACAAAAAGACATGTGTCGCCCAGTTCTTTTGCTGATAATCTATAAGGTTGTTTTAATGACAAGTATGCTTCTGCAAATGATTTTTCAGGAAGAAAATTTGGTTTGTCTAACTTATCTGCAAGGAGCATTACTACATACGCTTCAACTTCTAAGGGAAGTTCGTAACCTGTAGTGGACTGTGTCTCTTGGACAAGGTCATAAAAGACCGTTGTGTACTCGTCCTTCATACAAATATTTAGTCATAAAAAAAGACTCCGAAGAGCCTTTTAGTATAAGCATAATAGGTAGGACTTGGGTACACCTACAAGCACGGACCGAAATACCATTTCTAAACCGTACAACCTGTCCCCGCGGGT